CTATAAACCCACCATGGATTTGACCTTCATCAGCATCTTCTTTATAATTAATCCATAGGTTCTCTCCCCAATAGTCCCTATAAAAGACCCTTGTAGTTTCCTTCTGGGTGGTTCTACATAGGGTCTTATAAAAGATTTTTGCCACAAAAATTTGAAGGGTTTACGCATATATACAAATCTAAGATTTACCCCATATATAAGACTTTTTGCAGATATTTAAGCTATAACTACAGTCTTTTATATGTAGTACTGTCATAGAGACAGCACTGCAAGTTAATCTATACCTGGTCTTTTAAAGATTTTATATTGTTTTGGACAGTAAAAGGACAATAATTGGACAGGGTGGGGGGATATATAGGGTCTATTGTTACAAAGTGTAACGATATTTATGTTTTTATATTATCGATAGCGACCTTATATTAATAATGCAATCAGTACTAGAAATTATTTTTATAGTACTATTCCCAGAAACTTATTAATCAAATGATTAAAACAACAACAACAACTTTCAAAGAGAATCTAGAGACTCTTTATAATTCACTAGAGCAAAAACAGAGGGAACCTGGTTTAGGTTGTTTCTATTGTTTAAAAGAAGATCTAGAGAATAAAGAAGAGATTCAAAGATTTATTGAATTACTACATAATGGCGAACTACCTAATGATTGGCGTTATGACATTATTCATTCTTTATTAGATAGTCTTTTAAATAATTATGACGTTAACAATGAAGAAGAAGCCTATGAACACATAGACATTATTTCTGATTCATTGGTTAATGTTTATAATTACGGACTAGCCAAATGGTTATGTGAGGATGTTTCCAGGGGTTACTTTGATAGTTCTTCTGAAATAAGTTCTATTTATGAAGTTAACCATTCTGAGAGTATTTATGGAGTAATTATGAAGCGACAGTATGAAGAGATTTATACGATGGCTTCAAAAATAGTTGATTATTGTTCTTAAACAATCTCTTAAAGCGTCCAGTTATGGACGTTTTAAAAGGTTTTTTATAAACCTTATTATCCCAGTTATTTATTTTAATTATGTCTAAATACATTTATCGGACTTATGACCAATCCTCTATTAAGGGGATTGAAAAAGGTGATAGAGAACACATGAGACTTCTTAACTTAGGTTATAGAGTCTCTCATACATCAAGTGGCTTGATGTCAGCACACATGACTTATGAGTTAATCAAATGACTAACAACAAATACGACTACGAAGCAGAATTAAAAGCTGCTAAACGTGCAGAGATAGAGCGTATATGGTTTGCCCAGGAAGCAACTAATAAGGAATTATTAGAAGCTTATAAAGCTCTAGATATTAAGGAGAATAAAGAGCCTAGTTAATTCTAGGCTTTTTCTTCTTTTTATTTTTTATTATTCCTGGTCTTATTATCCTTGGCGAAACTTTTAATGAACCTATTAAGAATTTTTTTAGTTGAATTTTTAACAGGTTCTTTACGAGCCTTAAACCCAGTTATTTTTTATTATGAAACTTTGTAGCAATCAGAATATCCCTGTCGAATATTTAAAGGGAGCTTGTATCTTTTTATCCGATGAGGATGAGGGGAGGTATATAAAAGATGTGTGTGTAGACCTAGAAAAACATTCTATTATCCTTGTTGATGATGATGGATGTGGTTTGTATTGGGAGTCTTTACGCAATGCGTCTATTCAATTCCAGGGGGGTAGATAATGAGTGATTATCCATACAACCTTACAGCAATAGCTACTCATTTGAGGGAGCTTGCACAGTCTATTGCTAAAAAGCTAGATATAAGTGAACAGGATGCCTGGGATCTTTGTATTGAAAAGCTTGAATCTAAATACCTACACATGACAAGGGAGGATAATAATGATTCAATGTCCTAACTGCAACAGCGACAATACTATTGTCTTACATACAAGAGAGAGGGAAGCTGCATATCTTTGGAGATCTAGAACCTGTAAGGAATGTGGTAAGAAGTTTAGTACAAGAGAGTATAGCTTGGAAGAACTAGCCAAGCTTATTGATGAAGGTAAGGAATCTCTTGATATTATGCGTGGTCACTGTGATGAATTACTAAGTGACCTACAGGTTTTAATCTCTCAATACTCTAATGACAAAGCAAACTGATTTAGAAGATCGGATGTGGAGTCGTGGTTTTGATAGACGGCAACGCAACATCAACAACAACTTAGCTAAAGGTAGAGAATCAGAAACAGATTATGCAAGGAGCATGATTAAAGCTGGTCTTCTACCTTTTGTTGAAGCGATACAACAGTTCCTTGATAGAGCTTGGAGAGGTACACCAGGAGTAAAAGCCACAGCAGCAATCAAGCTACATGAATTTAAAGATGTAGATGTTATTGCTTTTATTACTTTTAAAGGTGTTATTGATAGTGCTTCCCAAAACAAAACAGCCTCACAGGCAGCACTACAGGTAGGACATATGCTAGAGGATGAGCAGAGGTTTACTTTGTTTGAACAGCAAGATAAAAAACATTTTACAAACGTCAAGCAGCATATATCAGATACCAATCATCAAAGGTATAGACGCAATATGATGATGGGTCACATGAGAAACAGAGGTTTTGTTTTTAAATCGTGGTCAAAAGAGGACAAACTGAAGGTTGGTTTGAAGCTTATAGATATAATGATTAATGCTGTTGGGATGGTAAAACTTTCTACTGTCAGATCAGGTAAACAAACAAAAACATATGTTGAATTTACACAAGGCACTATGGATTGGATAAGACGACAACGCAAAAATAGATTAGCTTGTTATCCATTGTATGAACCATGCGTAGAGCAACCGATTGATTGGACTAGCACTACTGAAGGTGGTTTTCATACAAAAAGACTAAAACATATCAAGGCAATCAAATCAAAAGACCTTACTTACCATGAAGAAGTAACAAAAAAAGAACCAACAGCACTTTATACAGCACTGAATTGTCTTCAACAAACAAAGTGGGAGATAAATACAACTGTTCTAGATATTGCTCAAAGCTGTTGGGATAGAGGTATAGAAGTAGGTTGTCTGATAGATGCTGAACCACTGCCACAAACTCCAAAGCCATATGATATTGATACTAATGAAGACTCAAGATCCTGGTGGAGAAGAGAAGAAGTATTAAGACATGATCAGAATGCACATGATCGTATGAAAAGGTATCAATGTATTATGTTGCTTGATACTGCTACCAAGTTTGCAGAAGAACCTTTCTGGCACGTTACACAGGCAGATTTTACAGGCAGAATCTATTATGTATCAGGTATTTTCAACCCACAGGGTAATGATTTGGCAAGGTCTTTACATAGATTTGCTGAAGGTGCAGCAATAACAGATGAGAAAGCAAAGAATTGGTTAGGTATAGCAGGTGCTAACTCATGGGGTATGAGCAAATACAGTTATGAAGAACGTATTGAATGGTCTAAGACAGAAGGAGAAGCTTTAGCAAGGCAGATAGCAAGCAATCCAGAGTCTTATATCAGCATATGGAGTAAGGCAGAAGAACCTTGGCAGTTTCTTGCCTGGTGTTTGGACTTTAACGAGTTATTGGAACAGGGTTATGGTTATGTAAGTAAGCATCCTGTATTACTTGATGGTACAAACAATGGCTTTCAACATTTTGCAGCCATCTCTCTTGATGATAATCTTGCAGCAAAAGTAAACCTAAAAAACTATGACCAGGTGGAGGATTTGTATGAAGATGTAAAAGATCAGGTAATAAAAGAGCTTCGTGATCTTAGTTTTGAGCAATGCCTAGCTGAAGATTGGTATAAGCATCACAAATTAATTACAAGAAAGATGATAAAAAAACCTGTGATGATGATACCCTACAGTGGAAAAACTTTTGGTATTGCAAGTGCTGTTAGAGATTACTTTGTAAACAGTGATGAGGAGTTGTCTTGGGATAAAGATTGCTTCTTACATAATCATTATCTTGCAAAAATTATAGAGAAAAGTGTAAATAATATCAGTCCTAAATGTATAACAGTAATGAAATATTTAACAGACATTGCAAGATGTTTTGGAAAAGAAGAAAAAAATATATCATGGATTACACCATCTAATTTTTATGTAAAGCAGGAATATTACAACTTTAATATGAAAAGAATACGCACAAAACTGCATACTAGCACTGTAAAGTTGTCACTTCTTACTGATACAAAAGAAGTTGATAAAAGAAAATCTACACAGAGTTTTGCTGCAAACTTTGTTCATAGTTTAGATGCTGCTAATGTACATTTAGCATTAACAAAAAGTAAAGCTAGTGGTCTAAATCAGTTCTGTACAATACATGATTGTTTTGGTTCACCTGCTGCACATATTGAAGAGTTTATAGGTTATGTAAAAGAGAGCTTTGTTAATATGTATAGCAAGAATTTATTAGATAATTTATATCAGCAAGCAGTAAAACAATTAGATGATCCAAGTAAGCTACCCATACCACCAGACATAGGGGATTTTGATGTATGTGAAGTTTTATTAGCACCATATGTGTTTAGTTAAACAAAAGCGTGACAAGTAATTTATCTGCGATACCATCAATGATACATCCAACATGGATGCAACTAAAAGAAAACTCTAACTGAAATTTCCAAATGATTAAATCAGAAATCATCAACATCACAACACCAGTGTGCCTATTTCAATTTGCATGGCTGGTAGAACCTGACACTAAATTTGATGCGTCAGGTATTTGGCAGGTCGAATGTCTTATCCATCCTGATGATGCGACTGAAGTTGAAGAACAACTCAGTGGTCTTTTAGAAAGGTGGAAGGCACAACTTAAAACTGCTAACCCAAACAAAAAATTTAAACTTGCATCTTTACCTTGGGAGTTTACTGAAGTTGATGGTAAGCCATACTTCAAAGTAAAAACCAAGATGAAAGGAGGTGGAGTAAGAGCAGATGGTTCACAGTGGAAGCAACGACCTCCTGTATTATTCAATGCTGATGGTTCTCCTATGACAGAAGAGCAGAAGGAGAAGGTAAACAAGTGTGGTCCTGGTACAACTGGTCAGGTCAATATGCGTTGCAGTGGTTGGGAAACAGCAGCTTTTGGTGTTGGTATAAAGATCCAACCAGAAGCTGTCATCATTCACAATCATGTCGAATATACAAAAACCGCACAGGGGTATGGCTTTGAAACAGAAGAAGCAACCATCGAAGAAGAAAAACCGAAAGCAACAGCAGGGTTTGAAACAGTCGGAGCAGACGAATTTTAGAAGTAAGTTTGAAGCTGCAATAGCAGCTACATTACAAGCAAATAAAGTTCCTTACACCTATGCAACACTTGATGTTAGCTACCAAATCAGTTGCATTTATAAGCCTGATTTCATCCTTGACAACGGCATCTGTATTGAAACTAAAGGCTTCTTCTCAAAGGAAGAC